GTGACCGCTCCCGCCCCGAGTGAGAAAGGTCCCGAGTTCGGACAGCCCCGGACGTTCGCCAGCGAGGCGGCGGCCGCCCTTTACACCGCCATCGCCGCCACGACCGGATCCGAAAACCTCGCCGATCTCGCCAGCATGCTTTGGCGCGGCTATGGCGAGGGCGCGATCAATGACGACGATGCAGCGTTTTTGCAGTCCTACATTGATCGCCGCAGGCCGCCAGGAAGCAGCGCGTCGCGCAACGCGCCTGGACACCCCATAGGCAAGTTTGTCGGGCGCGCAATCGAGCGCGCATATGGCCGCTTCATGCCACGCCGCCGCCGAGTGCTGACCGACGAGCAGAAGCTGGCCGCGCGCGAGCGACGGCGCATGCTCGGCAGCTCGTCCGTCATGCCGTCGGATCTCCGCTGCCAATACACGGAAGGCGAGCGCGCCGTTCTCGCCATCATCGCCGGCGAGGTCAAACACAGCGGCAACTGCGATCTCCCGATCGATAAGATCGCAGCGCTCGCGGGCGTATGCCGCACGACAGTTCAAAACGCGCTTCATGAAGCGCGCCGCCTCGGGCACATCAATGTCACTGAACGCCCGCGGCCCGGCCGGAAGAGCCTCACCAACATCGTGCACATCGTGTCGGTCGAGTGGCTGATGTGGATCAAGCGCGGACCAACGGCGCATCGCCCTGGCCGGACTGGGTCCAATTTGATTTTCGATGAAAGTTTGGTGAGCCCGACCAAGAACATACATTTAAATAATTCTTACGGAAAAGAGCAGTTGCGAGGCGCTGGGCCACCTCAAACGAGGTGGAGGCGGCGAGCATGATGCGCCTCCAAAGCCCCCAACGTCATCGAGATGCAGAAGAGATCAAAGCAAGGCGAAGTCGCGCGCATTTGCGCGGTTCAGCGCGCGACATAGCCTCGATCTTGGCCTCGTTGTCGGCGCGCGCCGCTCAATCCGGTTCCAATGCCTGCAACTTAGCGTTGGGGTGCCTACCGGAGTGGGGGTCTTCCTTTCTCGCTCGCATAATGCATTGTAATATTGAGAAAAAGAGCCAAAAAGCGGTGTTCGATGCGAAAAACTGAGAAAATCGCCGAAAATGGTACAGCGCAATCTGAGGTTGTGCTTCCGCTATTCAGGAATATGGCGGCGAACGCAGCCATCGCATTTATCGAACGCCTCGACGTCCCTACCGGGTCGCTTTCTGGCCAGCGCGTGACGCTCGCGCCATATCAAAAGGATTTTCTTCGCGGCGCCCTCGCCGACGACGTGTCTATCGGCGTTCTGAGCGTGGCGCGCGGCGGGGGCAAGTCGACGCTGACGGCCGGCGTCGCGTTGGCGCATATCCTCGGCGAGATTGACCCCCAGCCCCGCCGTGAATGTCTCATTGGCGCGCGCACGCGCGATCAGGGACGCGTCGTTTGGGACTATGTGGCCGGGCTCGCTCGCTCCCTTCCGGATGAACGGCAGAAGAGGATCACCTGGCGCAAGGCTCCGCGCCTCGAAGTCGAGTTTGAGGACGACGCCGGGCCGCATCTCATTCGCGTTTTGGCGGCCGATGGCAAGAACGCGCTGGGCACTTCACCCTCGCTTGTGATTTGTGACGAGCGCGGCAACTGGGAGCGCGAAAAAGGCGACGAACTCGAACATGCGCTTCTGTCGGGCATGGGAAAGCGCGACGGCCGCATGCTCATGATTTCTACGTCGGCGAGCGACGACGCGCATCCATTCAGCAAGTGGTTGGACGAAGAGCAGGCCGGCGTCTATCGGCAAGAGCATCGCGCCGACGACGGCTGCGCGCCGGACGATCTGGAGCAGATCAAAAAAGCCAACCCTGGCGCCGAATATGGCGTCGGCGCTTCGCTCGAATGGCTTCAGGCGCAAGCGCGGCGTGCGATCGATCGCGGCGGCTCCGCCCTCGCGACATGGAGATTATACAATCTAAACCAGCGCATCGCCGATGAAAGCCGCGACGTTTTGATCACGACTGACGAATGGCTCAGATGCGAGGTTTCAGTGCTTCCGCCGCGCGATGGTCAAGTCGTCGTCGGTATCGATTTGGGCGGCTCCGCCAGCATGTCGGCTGTTACTTTCTACTGGCCGGCGACTGGCCGTCTGGAAGCTCTTGGAACCTTCCCTTCGTCGCCGTCGCTGCTTGCGCGCGGACAGAACGATGGCGTCGGCGAGCGCTATCAGGAAATGCACCGGCGTGGCGAGCTGTCCGTCCTGGGGGATGCGACGGTGCCAGTTGCGCCATGGCTTGTCGAGATCGCGCAGCATATCGAAGGGCAGCGCATCGCCTGCATTGTCGCCGACCGATTTAAGCAAGCGGAAATCGGCGAGGCCATCGTTAAAGCAGGGATACGCGCGCCAGTCATATGGCGCGGCATGGGCTTCAGGCACGGCGGCGAAGACTGTGAGCGGTTTCGCCGTCATGTCTATGACGGCAAGGTTAAGTCGGCGCCGTCGCTGTTGCTGCGCAGCGCGTTTTGCGACACGGTCGTGCTTCGCGACCCCTCGAATAATTTGAAGCTGGCGAAAGCGCGGTCGACCGGCCGGATCGATGCGGCGGCGTCGACGGTGCTCGCCGTTTCGGAAGGCGCACGCATCATGGGCCGACCTGCGAAACAAGCGAGGGCCGCCCTATGGGTGTGATCGGCCGTCCCTTCTATTCGTCGAAACGTTGGGCGCGCGTGCGCTTCCTTGCGCTTCGTCGTGACGGCTTCGCCTGCAAGGAATGCGGCTCTCGCCGCAAACTCGAATGCCACCACTTGAAGCCGGTTCGGACGCATCCCGAACTCGTATTCGAGCTTTCAAATCTTCAGACACTTTGTCGCGACTGCCACGCGATCGAAACCGACAAGGAATTGGGCCGCGCGCCCAACGCTGCGCAAACCGCGTGGCGACATGCCGTCGCTGAACTCGCGCGGCCTCAAACTGGAAGGACGAAAAAATGCTTGAGAGTGTGAAGATCAGCCGCCGTCAAAGCGAAATCCGCCAGGCGCTCGCCGGCCTCGTTGGAAAGGAAACGCCCGACGAAAACGAAGTCCGTTCGATCGGCGAACTCGACGCTGAATTTCAGCGCAACGAAATCCGACTGCGCGGCGCGCTGATTGCGGAAGATACCGAACGTCGAGAGGCCAAGGGCGAATTGGAGACGCGCGGATCGAATGAGTGGGCGGAGCTTGTCGCCAAATTCGAGATGCGCCAGGTCGCGCTCGCTCTCGACGAAGGTCGCGCCCTCACTGGCCCGACGAATGAAATCGTAAGCGAGCTGCGCAGCAAGGGCGGCTATCGCGGTTTCCCGGTCCCGTGGGCGGCGCTCGAAAAGCGTGCTGGCGAAACGATCGCGTCGGGCGTTCCAAATCCGATGAACACGCGGCCGATCATTGACCGCATCTTCGCCGACAGCGCGGCGGCGCGCATGGGCGCGAGCATGTTCAACGTCGACTCCGGTGACGTGGAATATCCCGTCACGACAAGCGCGGTGTCGGCCGCGTGGGCGGCGACGGAAACCGGCGCCGTCGGCGCGCCCGCCGCTTATCAAACCACGGACAAGCCGCTATCGCCGTCGAACACGCTCGGCGTGCAGATGAAGATCACGCGCAAGGCGATGAAGCAGACCGGCGATGCGCTCGAACAGGCGGTGCGCCGCGATATGAACGGCGCCATCGGCGAGGCGATGGACAAGGCGGTCTTTCTCGGCGCTGGCGCATCAGGCGAGCCCGCTGGCGTGCTTGTCGGCAGCTACGGGATCACCTCGACCAGCGTCGCGGCTGCGGCGTCCTGGGCCGCGTTCCGGGCCGCCGTGAAGCGCTTCATTATCGCCAATGCGGCGAACTCGCCGGCCGCCGTGCGTCTGCTTCTGCGCCCCGAAGTCTGGGACGCGATGGACGGGACCCTGATTACTTCGACGGCAGTGTCGGAATGGGATCGCATGGTGAAGAACATTCCGGCGAGCAACATCGTCCTGTCTTCGAACGCCCTCGCGGCTCCGGCCGGCGGCCCGCCCGCGACAAGCAAGGCGTTGCTGACGACGACGGTTGGCGGCGTCCCGCCGATCTTCGTGGCGACATGGGGGGCCATTGACATGATCCGCGACCCTTATGCCGACGCGCAAAGCGGCGGACTGCGGCTCACGGGTCTGGCGACGATGGATGTGACCGTGTCGCGTCCAGCGCAGTTGGAAATTCTCACGGGCATTCAGTAATGGAACGCCGCGCCTTCTCTCTTGAGCTTCGGGCGGCGGGGAGCAATCCCCGCCGGCTCGAAGGCTATGCCGCCGTCTTCAGCGTCGACACGAAGATAAACGACTTCGTCGAGACGATCCGCGCCGGCGCTTTCGCGGAGTCGCTGGCGAGCGGGCGCGACATTCTTGCGCTTGTCGACCATGACGCGTCGCGCCTGCTCGGGCGCACGAAAAGCGGGACGCTGCGCTTGTCGGAAGATGCGCGCGGCCTCGCTTTCTCAATCGATCTTCCCGACACACAAATAGCGCGCGACATGCTCGCGCTCGCCGAGCGCTCCGACCTTGGCGGCGCGTCGTTTGGCTTTCGCGCCGTCGACGAAAAATGGACTGGCGACCGGCGCGAACTTCGCGCCGTCGACCTGCATGAAATTTCGATTGTGAGCGCCTGGCCGGTTTATTCGAACACGGTCGTCGAGGCCCGTTCGCGGCGAAGCTGCGACGCGCCGGACGCCGGACGCCGACGCGCTCTTGAACGCTGGAGGGCGTAATGGCGACGACGCTCAAACAGGAAGAGGCGGTTCCGGCCTCTTATCCAGAAGCGCCGACCGGCCTCTCGACGGAGGCCGCGGCGCTTGACGCCGATTTTATTTGGCAGCGCATCGAAGCCTATACAACGCGGCGCTATACCGAGCGTGCAGTTGTGTGGGTCGTCGAAGGCTGCGGCGAATGGCTCCCGCCGCTCGCGCCGGCGATAATCTCGACGACCGAGGTTTGGTCGCGCGCCGGGCTATGGGAAACCGCCTATCTCGCAGCGTCGCCGCTCGGCGGTTTTATTTTGCCGGCGACAGGTCCTTATCGTTTCGTGGCGAGCGTTGGGGTCGGTGACATGCCCGCCTCTGTTGCGGAAGCATATCGCCGTCTTGCGGAATATTTCGCGGTGGTCGCGACGAACGCAGTGCCTGGCGTGCGACAAGATGCAACTGAGGGCATCGGTTCGGCGACATATGACGCTGGAGCCGTTGCGAAGGCCATGGAACGAAGCGGCGCAGGCGATTTGCTCAGACCATATCGGAGGGTCTCGTAATGACTTGGCGCTGGCCCTGGCAAAAAGTCGAGAAGCGTTCGAGCGCATCCGGTTTCACTGCGGAATTGATCGCAGCGCGAGAAAGCTATCTCAGCGGCAGGCGCGGCGTCGGCGAGCTGACAGCGACGGCGCAGAGCTGCATCAGCCTATGGGAGAACGCGCTAGCGATTGCGGATGTAACTGGAACGAGTTTCCTCGACCGCCGCACGATGGCGTTGCTGGCGCGATCGATTGCGCTGCGCGGAGAGGCTGTCTTTCTTATCCGCGAAGATCGATTGGTCCCGTGCTCCGATTGGGACTTGCGAACGCGGGACGGCGTTCCGAACGCTTATCGCGTCTCGATATCGGAAGCCGGCGGCGGGACAACGCAGACCGCGCTCGCCGCCGAAGTGCTTCATGTGCGCATCGGGTCCGATCCTGCGGCGCCGTGGCTTGGCGTCGCGCCGCTGCGGCGCGCGGCGCTCACCGCAGGCCTGTTGCAAGCCGTCGAAAGCGCGCTGAGCGATGTATTCGAAAATGCCCCGATCGGCTCGCAAATCGTGCCCTATCCAGAAAGCCCAGATGTCGACCTTGAAAATCTCGGCCGAGGCTTCCGAGGGCGGCGGGGGCGCGTGCTGTTGCGCGAAAGCGTCGCCGTCACGGCGGCCGGCGGGCCAGCGCCGGCGAGCGACTGGAAGCCGCAGGATGTCACGCCGGATATAGAGAAAAGCATGTCGATCGAGACGCTGGAGGCCGGGCGCAATGCGATTTGCGGAGCGTTCGGCGTGCTTCCAGCGCTCTTCGACAAGGCTGCGCAAGGTCCACTTGTGCGCGAGGCGCAACGCCATCTCGCGCAGTGGACATTGCAACCGATCTGCGAATTGATCGCGGAAGAGGCCAGCGCGAAGCTCGTCGGGCGTGTCGAGATTGACATGATGCGCGCAACGCAGGCGTTTGACAGCGGCGGCGCCGCGCGGGCGTTGTCCACCCTTATCGACGCGATGGCGCGCGCCAAAGAGGCGCAGATCGATCCTGCGGCCGTCGCGGGGGCGTTCCGCAGGCTGGACTGGGAGAGCTGAACTTTAATTTGCGCGTTTTAGGGTGAAGTGCCTCTATGCGGGCCGGCAATATAGGCGATGGCGGCCCCAAGCGCCGCGACGACGAGGGGCAAGATCACGAAGGCGAAAAGCTCGCTGGGGGTCATTCTTTCAGCCCTCCGAGGACGTGTCTGGCTCCAAAATGTAGGACAGCCGCGGCGAAAAACCAAATGACGACGCCGACGACGATCGTCGTCAGGGGCACGCCATTCGTTCCACTTACGTTATAGAAGGCGGCGGCAGTAGGGGCGAGCACGCCAACAGCGAAGGACGAGCCAGCCGCCGTGTTTAGCGCCGTAGCGAGCAATTTCGTCCGTTCGTTGTGAACGAGGCTCACGACGCCCCCTTTTTCCGCAGCCGCACGCCGGGGCCGCCGCCATTTTCGGCGATGAATTCGACGCCGGCCGAACCGAGAGCCAAGACGACCGCAGCAACGTTATTCGCCATGCCCGCGGCCTCGCCCTCTGAAGCCTCCATGCGCTTTAACGTTCCGGCGGAAATATTGGCCCGAGCCGCCAACTCCGGTTGCGTCATTCCGAGCAAAGTTCGACCCGCCGCTATTTGGCGACCGGTTGGTCTGACATTTTCCATTTAGCGCACGCTGTTCCAATTAGCTTGACGATTGAAGCGTTATGCGCTTATTGTAGCACGCTTGAACTTTTAGACCAATCCAAACCAACGCCGAAACCACCATTTCGGCGAACACCATCGGCTTGTCCAAAGGAGGTTCAAATGTGTGCCGAACACCAAACATCCCGCCGCCTCTTCCTCGCCGCCGGCTCGGCGAGCGCCGTCTTCGGCGCGCTTGCCCAGGCCGCCGCCGCGTCGACGATGGTCGACGATCCGATCTTCGCCGCGATCGAACGGCACCGCGCCGCCTGGCGCGCCCTCTCGACCGCCCAGGACATCTTCGACGAAGCTCTGCAGAACGGCACTTCGACCGAAGACGTCAGAGAGCGCTGCTCAGTGGCAGACGAAGAGGAATTCGAAGCGCTCAACGCTCTCTCGGGCACCTCTCCTACGACCAAAGAAGGCCTGCGCGCCGCGCTCGAATATATGAGCTACTACTATCGCGATGGCGTCTCCGAAGAAACCGCAGTCTTTTGCGCGTCGCTGCTGCGCTCGCCCGTCCTCGCCGTCTCGCATTAGGAGCGCTCGCGATGTCCGTCACACAAGACCCCGCCGGCTCGCCGCTCTTTGTCGAATATCGGCCCGATACGCGCCGGCGCATCGCCGCCGCCGTCGACGTGCTTGTTGCGCTGCTCGACGAAATCGACGGCGACGCCGATATCGAGGAAGACAATCCGCCCGAAGACGACGCGCCTTGCGATGATGTCGGCGACAGCGAGCCCGCGCTCGGCGCGACAGTCGCGACCGATCAGCGCGTCTCTTGGGCGATCGGAGGCGAGGATTTCGAACGCGATGAGGCCGAGATGTCCGGCTGCGGCGACATGGACGGCGTGATGGAGCAGCACGGTTTCGGCGTGGAATACGCGGGTTGAACGCGGCCGATCATGTCATGTGAAAATGTTCAAATTCGCGTTGACACTCCAGTGAATTTGCATTATTCAAGTGAACAATGCTCGACGAGACGACGATCAACCGCCTGAAGGGCAAATGTCGCGATCGCGCGTTTACAGCGGACGAAGTGATCAATTTCACTGGCGTCGACAAATACACTTTTCGGAATTGGCTGGGTCGTGGCGTCATAGAAATTGGGAAGAAGCACCGACTCGGCCGTTGGCTTTTCTCCACAGTTGATATGATCCGCGTCTCAACGATGGTTGACCTTGTCGAAATTGGCATGGCTCCCTCGCTCGCCAGCGAAGTTTGCGACCAGGTGGTCGCGCTATTCGATTTTTATATTGACGCTGCGCTTTCTGACCTCGCAAAGGGAATAATTCGTCCTGACCCGTTGTTGGCGCCGCTCGATCATTACGTTGCCATCGCAATCGCCAAGAATGGAAAACTTGGCTTCAGACATGCGTTTCGCCGCGGATCTGAGTTCGTTTTCGTTCAAGATGCGCCGACGAACATCGCGCCAGACCAAGAGCGGCTTCAGGCGATTTTACACACGACGCACGTCGTGGTCGCTGCGGGCCTAATCATTGAAGATATTATCGAGAAGGTCAAAGAGACGCTCGAACAAGACGCATTGATGCGCGATGGGAATGCATCATGACGAGCGCTCCGCGCAAACCGCGCGTCACTCAGACGGAAGTTACGAAGGCGCTGCGCGCCGCGCGGGCGTCTGGCCATAATGTCGCGCGCTTCGAGATTGAGCCGGACGGACGCGTCGTCGTCTACATCGGCGAGCCTGAACAGCCTGCGCCATGCTCGATCGACGCGGAACTCTCGCGCATTTTGGAGCGTCGCCAATGAAGTGGCGCTACCTCAAACGCGACGTGTCGCGCCATGGACAGGTGCGCTGGTATTTCCGACGTGGCGCAGAGCCGAAAGTGCGGCTCCCCGATCATCCAGGCGCATCGGAGGAAGCCGAGACAGCCTATTTCGCGGCTCTCGATCGCAAGCCAATCCCGGCCGCGCCAATGGCCGACAAATGGCCGGCCGGTTCTTTTGGCGCGCTGGTGACGAACTACATCGGATCGTCAAAATATCAGGCGCTCGCGCCGGTGACAGCGGCAGGTTATCGCCGCCAGCTTGATCGGCTTCGCGCCAATATCGGCCATCTGCCATATCTCAATTTTCGTCGGCGCAATATCGTCCAAATCGTCGAAGCCAAGGCGAGCTCGCCCGGTGAGGCGAACAATGTCCTGAAGGCTCTGCAGGCGCTTTTCACCTTTGCCGTGAAGGCCGATCTTCTCGAGCGCAGCCCGGCGGCTGGCGTTGAGAAACTGAAGGTCACGGGCCCTCGAGCTGGCGGGGCTGAGACATGGACCGACGAGCATGCCGCGATGTTCCGCGCGCGTTGGCCGCTCGGCAAGCCGCAGCGAACGCTTTTCGAAATTATGTGGAATACCGGACTGCGGATTGGCGATGCTTTGCGCGTCGGGCCGCAGCACGTGCGCGACAGGCGCATCCGCTTGACTATGGGGAAGACCGGCGAGCCGATTAACCTTCCTGTGCTTGACGATTTGGGCGAAGCGCTG